TGATCTGCAATTCTTAAAGTACCCCTATTTGTTTCTGTCGATTCAAAATCTGAATCATTTCGTACAAAATCTAATATTTTTGTTTTTGGGAAATAATCAGGATTGCCCGTAACAGGACTTTCTAGTGTTCCGCTTGAAGCACTTGCTGTTGCTCTATTTTGCTGGTATGAATCTTCTAAACCGCCTGTTTGTGTTTGTTTATTTCCTGTCGCGTTATAAGTTGTTACTTTTGCAAAATAATCATCGGTTGCTGTGTGAGCGTCTACTTTTATAAGCTCGCCGCCAAGCATTACCCAACCTTCTGCTATATCACTACCTGACACACCACAGCCCGAAACTATCATATTGCTACTATAAGCCGCCAATATACCTTCTAGTGCTTGATATATACCATCTGAATATGGAGCTATGCCTAAGAAAAATCTTATATCATCGTTATTAAAGGGGAATCCATTACTAGGAATTGGTAATACTAATTTATCCATGATTAATATGTTTGTATTATATATCTTTTATCTACTGCTTTATATCTTGCTATTGTTGCATCGAATGCCTCATCGTTATACACTAGACTTGCAGGGACATATACAATAAACTCATATTCGCCCCCAATTTCTCCAGTATCTCCAATATAAAAGGGAGTTGTAGCTTCACTTACATCATATACAAAATCTGTTTGAGATTCTGCATTATCCCATATATACTTAGTCTCTATACCTTGCTGTGTGACTATATAAATTCTTCGTTGAGTGTTATCATATAGATCATTAAGCCGCCTTTGCAGGTATATTTTTTGTCCATTAAACTTAATATCTTCTTGAGTTGCTAAAGTATAAGCATTAAATGTATCATTAAGTGTTTGCAAGCCCTTTAAACATGCTTTCAAAAACCTCAAATAACTGCCATTCCCTTTTTCTAATAATATTCCCATTATCTATCAATATCTAATGCAATTATAAAACCTTCTTGATCTATCTTAGATAATATCTCTGGGTCGGTTATGCTTAATCTTAATACATCCTCTGAATTAATGACATAAACGTTATTAACCTTGAAATTGTCTCGTTTCAATTCTGTTCTTACAATTTTTCTTAGTTCGTTTCTGTTTACATCGGCGTTTTGATATTTTATTAATCCTACCCCTAATCTCGGAGTGCTATAAAATTGACCTTTATTTGCTTCTAAAATATAATAACTCTCTTGTTCATTAGTATTAGTTATTTTTACATCACCACTATCAATTACTAAATCTACATTTCTCATGAAGTGAGGCGTAAGCTTTTCTGCAAAATCATCTGTATCAATATTATATATATCTGCTGCCATTATTCGCTTATGTAATCAATAGTTTTAACTAAATTTGTTGGGTAATCATAATATCCGTCTAATTCGTAATTTGTACCCATTTCTAAATAACCAGCTCTTGCAACATATTGTTTTCCGGTTTCACTTAATACATCTACTGCATCAGCCCATATCTGAGTATCTGTTTTTGCATCACAATTTGTTATAACTACATTAATAACTCCTTGCGCTGCCTGAATAGCGTCAATAAGCCCCGATACTCTAAATTTTGAATCAAATGGTATTTGCTGGATATAATTAATAATAGCCACTTCAACTGGTTTTGTAATTCCATCGCTTAATAATGCGCCTGTACTATCTAAAACTTGTGAGTTATAAAACACCTGTGAAGCAAAGCGCAAATTATCTGCCGCTTCTGATATTATTGTAATCTTAGTTCCGGGTGGTGTAATTGCATCTTCAGCGAATGCAGTTCCAGACCCTTTCATATAATCGGAAAAAGCCGTGTATTCGCTTGCTGATAATTCAGTAATAGAACCTATAACACCTTTTGCAACCTTTAATAATATTGCCCCATTTACAACCGTTGCCGCTGCTTGTGTAATTATCTGAGCATCCTCATCTGTTTCTGCATATCCGTATCTTTTATTGTTTAGCCATGTTAAACTATATCCTAATTGAAATGCTTTAGATTGATCTATGTACCAAGGCAATTGTGCAAATTCTCTATTCTCAATTGTGTCGTCAACTTCTGCTTTAAATGTATCGTATAGCGACTCTTGAAGATATATAGCATAAGCAATCGGATACATTATCAACCTCCATACTGCAACCAAAGAAGTATTTAAATTCTTTACTACGGTATTTGCTAATAATTTAAAATTCTCATAAGTATATAGAGTCTGCCAATTTTCAGGATTTGGTAATAGATTATCTAAATCTGTATTAGTCTCCTTGCTTGCTATGAGTTCGTTATATATAGTTTGTAATGATCTACCCATTATCTGCTATTTTTGTATTGTGAATTACATGCCGACATTCTTTCCTTTGAATCAGAATATTTCGCCATCATGGATGTATCAGACATATATCTTTTAGTAAATTCTTTTTTGGTTTCGCCTTTATTTAATGTTGGCTCTTTAGGTTCATTATACATTGCTGATAATTCTGGCACACTTGATGCTTTTAATGCTTTAGCCATTTCAACAGCTTGTTCTTGAGGGTCTACTTTTTCATCAAGTGTAAAACCTAACTTTTCTCCCACCTCTATTGCATCCATTTTAAATGTAGGTGATAGTATTCTAACTGCTTCTAATCTCTGATCGTAACTTACTTTGTCCTCGTTAACCCATTGAAACTTATATCCGGTCATGTTAAGACCGTACTTAATCATTCGCGGTATAAGCTGGGTGTTAATTATGAATTTAATTTTTCTTAATTGTGATTTACCTTTCGCTTCAAAAAGTCTTTCACCTATTTCAGCAGAGCCTACAAAACTTTTCTCACTCATTAAAGAGTCTGACCCTAATAAAGCTCTACTCATTTCTGAGTTGGAGTAATTCATCGCATCAAGAAATATCTGATTACCTGATGAACTTTTGCCCTCTACAAACGTAAGCTCATCATCTGGATGCATGGAAGCCCAAAGATTATTACCCATATTTTTAAGCATAAACTCCATGTTCTTTCTCCTTAATGGGTCATCAATATCTGTTTTACCTACTCGAGTAGGTAGTCCGAATATTTCTCCGTACCGCCATAAGTAAATAAGCATATGCTTCTTGCCTAATGCATGAGAGGCTATTCTGTCAAATAATCCTAATTCTATATCTGATTTTATTAAAATATAATAAGGGTCGTAGTTAAGGTTTAGAACGCTCCAACCATCAACTCCGTCTTGGTAAGCTCCTATTGAGTAAATATTGGATTTTATAAAATCAAATTGAGGTATAATATATTCTCTCTTTACTTGCTTTATATTAACAAATGAACCATCCACCATATCGCCTAATTGAACCATAGTGAAAGGATAGAAGAATGTCTCGGTACACATATCAAGAAACTTAAAGAACCATTCTTGCTCGAATATTTCTTGTTTTTCTTCATTAACTTTACCACTGCTATCTACTATTTCAAATTCAGTAGCTTTTATCTTATCCTTTGTTACCTCAATTACTCCGGTTAGAAATGAATCTACTATAATATCATCATACACCCTAATAAGGTCAACCCAATCAGGTAAATCTACATCAATCGCTAGTAGTCTTGCTTGTTGCCAATCTTGTACATCTTGCTTTGTAGCTTCTAAATTGTCGCGGTTTATTTCATCTAAAAAATCAGCTTTATTAGGCATGTTTTTTGAATGTTCAGCCACTAGCCTTTTTATGTCAACATGATTTTTCCATAAGTCTTTTCTTGCTTCTGCATCCATGTTAGAAATCCCAATTTTTTTGTGTGCTCGAACTGTATGTTATCTCGTGACCTTCTTCTTCGCCATCATCATCTAATTGAACTGGTAAAATTACTGTTCTAGTACCTCTCTGATAGGCTTTAAGATCATCTATAGAATCATCATGCTTATTATTAATTATGTCTGGATAAGTTCTAGGGTTACCACCTGAAAACAATTCGTAAATAGTGAGCCATGAACATATTTTAACTATAGCCATATCCCTTATATCTCCACTCGTCCAGTATGTTGTATTTTCTGGGTAGAAACCTGTAGTGGCTTGCGCTGCTGAATAGTAAGTGTTATTATTTACCACAAACTCCCAATATGCTGCTTCTGTTGCTGGATTTTGACCTAAATTAGAGCCTTGTAGTGATTTATATATCTTACCCTCATAACTTATCCTATCATCAATAGCGTAAGTAGTAGTTATTACCCATACTGTTTCCGAATATTGAATTAAAGCCCCTATAGCGTAAGTAGTAGCTGTAGAAAACTCTAACACATCGAAAAATATCTGCGTGGGGTCGTAGCGATGTTGTATGTAGCTTTTAATTTCGCTTACACTTTGCTCTACGAGTTCACTTAAATTATTTGTAACATTTAGCAATTTATCAACTGCTGAATCTTTGTAAACTCGCTTTAAATCATATTCATTTAGAAAAGCCATTTGTATAAATGTTTTAGCAAAGTTAATATTTTGTAATTAAAAACACAACTTAAAAGGTTCTATTTGTTATTTGACCGCCAATTGTGAAGGGTTCTTTTTTAATATCAAACCTTCTTTTAAACCTACTAAAGCTTTCTTTTAATACTTGTGTTATGAAATATCGTTTTACGTCGGAGAAGTGTCCATGCTCTTCATAACTAATCCCTGTACTCGGGTCTTTAGTTCTGCTTTTCAATATACCGCCGTCTTTATCTTGTTTTGTTAGTATGTAGTCGTTAATAGATTCCTTGCATGTTTCATTAATAATTATGCGTTTATTATCAAACTCATTCTCATATATTGCGTTTACAAAATCTCCTGATAATGCGACTGGGGGGTTTTTGGATGGTATTCTTTTTCTTACTGCAAATGATTTACTTATTTCACCGGTAAACTTATCCAAAAATGATTTTTTATTGTCATCTATTGTATTGCGCTGCGTTGTGGTTTGATCTCCATATACAAAAACAACGTCTTCATATCCCATTTTATTAGCCCATTTTACAAACTCTTTCGCTGCTGCTGTCGCTGTATTGTGAGGGTCTT